TCTTGTCGCGCGTGGCGATTTCCTCGCGCAGGAGGTTCGCGTCGGCCTGCGCCTGCAGCAGGCGCTCACGCTCTGCCGGGTCGATGGCGCGGCTCGACATCTCGCGCTCGACCTTCTGCGCGCCACGCTTGAAGGCCTCGTTGATGGCCTTGTTCACGAAAGCCTGCACGGGCTCGGGCAGCGTGCCGATGTTGCCCTGCTCATCCACTTCAATCACGATTGGGTCAGCCATAGTCCTCTCATCTCCACGGTAGGGTTACTGCGACCGTTTACGCAGGCGCTCGTCAAGGCGCTCGTCAAGACGCTCCACCAGGGCATCTGCGTCTGCTTCAGACAACGAGAAAAACTCTCGCTTCACTTGCGACCGACCAGCGCCTGTGACGTTGTGGAACGCAGCCTTTTCGGCTGGAGGAATAGCTCGTGACCGCTGCAGCATTGTCAATGGACGACCTGAGCCCTTGCGCCGTCCCATTAAAAAGTCAACCGCACGGTGCGGCCCTCTGCGATTACCTGAATACCGCGAAGCATTTCACCTGACAGCTCAAGTGATGTGCGCGCACGGCGAAGGCCCTGCTTCGAGCGCTGCTGCAGATAACTTTGGCTCAGCGGCTGAAATGCGTTTCCTTTGAAGTCTTTTCCAAGAGCGGTGCGCGCAAGAATCCGTTCTCGCGCCAGCAGGCCAAGGTCTTTCATGTCTGCTGTCGTCGTGCGCACATTGCTGGCCAAGTCGCCCACGCGATTGCGTACGAGCACGCCCATTATGCCGCCCTCCGTGCCCGGTCGGCGCGCCGTGCCTGCGCCCGCTGCGCTCGGGCCATGTCCAGTTCCTCTGTGAAGCCCGGCGCCCGCTGGCCCGTGCCCACCAGGTCGCGCAGCTCCCGCGACGATACCGCGAGGAAGCTGTGCCGACAGTTGTAGCCACCGCCGGTGAGGAACGGATTTGGCAGCTGGCCGTTGTCCATCGCTTCAATCTCCGCGCGGGTGTAGACCTTGCCGACGCGCTCAAGGCACCAGTCGCGGGTCTTGCCGTCCACAGGCCCCGTATAGAGGAACGCCTGATCGTCTGGGAGGCGCTCTGAGCCGATGGCCTCGACCTGCCGCCCGTAGATGCTCACCTGCGTGTCGAACAGCGTCTGCGCCTCCGCAAGGCTCTTGTCGAGCCCCTGCGCCAGCGTCTCAATCATCGTCTCGGCAGGCGTCACGCTAAACGACCAGAAGCTGACCGCGCGGGTCAGCGCCGTCGCCGCATCCTCGGCCACGCCGAGCAGATTGGCCTCGCCGAGCGCGGCCAGTGCGGCCAGCCGCTGCGCATTGGGGCGCACCAGCTTCGCAACCCCCTGCGCAAGCCGAGATTCCATGACCTGCGCGCTCATAGCCTCGACCGCCTCGATGCTGGCCTCGCGCACGAGGTCGTCGAAGCCTGCCGCCGTCAGGGCCTCTCGAATCTGCGCGCGGAGCGCCACGCCACGGGCCGCCCGGACGGTCGCCGTGCGGTCCCCGGCCAGCGCCTCTTCCAGCACCGGACGCAGCCGCCGCTCGGCCACGCGCAGCACGCGCGCCAGCTCGGCGGCGAACCGTGCGCCTCGCCGCTCGGCGGTCTGCGCGATGGCCGCTCCCGCCTCACTGGGCGTCGTTGCCATTGTCCTCGTCCGTCATGTCGTCGTCGGTGTCGTCCTCGTCGTCGGCCTCTTCGGCGGCGACGTCCTGCGCGAGCCGCTGCGTCAGCGCCTCGATGGACGCCAGTCGCCGGTCCTGCAGCGTCTGCGTTGGGCTGGCGGCGATGTCGGCGTCGATGTCGTCCATGACCGCCTCGTCGGTGTCCGGCAGCACGAGCCGCGCGGCGCGCTTGCGGATTTCCCCGCTGGCCGTCGGCCCCAGCTCCAGCGCCAGTGCCTCGGCGAACTGCTTGGTGACGGCAGTCAGGTCTGGCGCGTCGAACGTGTCAGGCCAGCGGATGGTGAGCTGGTCGCGGTCGCGCCACCGCTCGGCGGCGTCCTGTCCGTAGTAGGCCCGATACACCAGGTCAGTCACGAAGTGGTCCACGCGCTGCAGTTCGTCGGCGTAGGACGCCAGCACCGCGTCGAGGTCCTGCCGCTTCACCTTGCGCGACTCGGCAGACTCGGCGGCGCGTCCATCGCCCTCCCACGGCAGCACCGCCAGCCGATAGATGATGCGGGTCAGCCGGTCCATGTGCTCGTGATACGAGGTCACGTTTGCGTTGTCCGGTGACAGCATCTGCGCGCTGTTGGTCGTGAACAGCACGTTGCCCGTGCCGCTCTGCTGGCCGATGAGCTGCTGTTCCCGCTGCACCCCGCCCGGGGCATCGCCGATGGGCACGTTGAGAATCGTAAACGTCTGCTTGCGCAGCAGCTCGCGGACCTCGCTGATGCAGTTGTAGAGGTCGATGTAGAGCTGCGGGTCGCCGAGCACCGAGCGCCCGATAAACGGCGTCAGGGCGCGGCGCTTGGCATACAGGACAAACGCCGGGACCACGCCGAAGTCGTGCGTGCCCTGGCTGATGACCTTGCCGTTGCGGGTGCGCAGGATCCAGCCCTCGGCATTGACCTCGCGGACGCGAATCTCGATGCTGCTGGCCGTCAGGGTCTTCTGGTAGCTCTCGCGCGGCACCGCCTCGAGGAACTTGACCGACCGCAGTGCGCCCTGCTCATCGACCAGCCAGTCGGGCACGTCGATGGGCGTATACCAGCGCACAACCGCGCGTCGCGGGTCGTCCGGCAGCACATCCACGTAGCCCCACAGGTGCCCGAACGCCGCGCACGGCCCCCACGCTTCCTGCAGCAGGTCGTCCCACGAGCTGCCGAGCCCGTCGGCGTTGCGCCAGAACTGCATCAGCGGGCTGCTCATGTCGAGCTGGCCGGCGCCGGAGGTCCGCTCGGGCTTCATGCGGAACAGCAGGCCCTGCAGCTGCTCGATAAGCGTGGCGGCGATGTTCTCGTAACGCGCCAGCTTCCGGCGCTCGGTCAGCTTGGGCGAAGCCTGCTTCGGGCTCGGGTTGACTTCGTAGCGCAGCACGTTGCCGTTGCTGTCGTAGATGGGGATGCTGTGGTCCAGCCATTCGCGCGGGTGCGCGATCAGGTAGGGCCTGCTGTCGTCGATGAAGCCCCCGCCGCCCTCGAACACATCCAGCAGCTTGGTCCAGATGTCCCGGTAGCGCAGATAGAGCGGATGCGTAACTCCCAGCACACTCGACGGCGTGCCGGTAGGCGTAGACGCAGGAATAGCCACGCTCGAAGTTTGCGTGTTCGCTTACATGGTGTCAATCGAATAGCCCCACATCTGGGGCTACGGCTTCCGAAGCAGGGTGATGTGCACCTCGTAGCCGAGGCCGTCGGCGAACCGGACGAAGGTATCCACGCTCGTGTTCTCGCCGTTGGCGATGCGTTGCAGCGTGCTCTCACCCACACCGGACCGCTTCGCGGCCTCCTGCAGACTCCACCGATTCGCGGCCAGCACCAGCCGCAGATGCCGACGCAGTTCCCCCCGCATGCGCTCCACTGCGGTCATGTCATCCCCCTGTCACCACTTCACTTTGTTGGACCAGTAGGCCGCCGACATCGGCCCCTTGGCGATGTTCTCGGCGTGGCGCGCCCGGAAGGCCATCCGACGCTCACGGTTGGCCTCCGACTCGCCCTCCCGATGCGGCGAGCCCTTGACGCCCTGCTGGCCGAACCGGATCGTCTTCACTTCGTCGCCCTGCTTCGCCACCACGACGTGCGATTTCGTCGGGTGATTCGGGGTGCGCTTCGGCTGGTTGTAGCCCTCGACGCCCGCCGCCTCCAGTCTCGGGTCACGCTTCTTTGCCATCGTCTGTCCTCCGTGGAAACCCTCGCACCTTGTCGGCCTTGGTCTGCTCGTAGGCCCACAGGCCGAACTGCCAGACCGCAATCGCCCCGGCCAGCAGCCCGAGCAGGTAGGCCGCCCACCCCGGCACCGGCACCGCCACCACCAGCGCCCACAGCAACACGAACCACGCCAGCGCCACACACAGCCGTTCCATGTCGCCCTCCTACAGCCAGCCCACGGTCGCCATGCCCACCCCGCCCCGCTGCACGAGCGGCCATTCCTGCGCGACGGCATAGCCGAAGGCGTCCGAGATGTGCGTCAGCAGCGGGTTGCGCTTCTTGTCAAGGTCGCCGTTGTCGGCAAACACGACCTGCTCGAGGTCGGCAATCAGATGCTCACACGCCGGGTCCACCACCAGGTGCGACTTGCCGTCCATCGTCTGGCACCGGGCATTCACCGCCGCCACCCGGTCGCGGACGTGCGGGTTGGCTTTCGGAATATACCACTGCGCGTGCGGGAAGACCTCCCGTAACACGGCATGGTCCGCAGGGCCGGTGGTCTTGGCGGCTTGGCCGCTGGCGTCGCCGTAGATGCGCAGCTGGCCCGTCCATCCCGCCGACTGCAGCAGCTCCTTGGCGCGCAGGGCTGCCGCACGGGTCGCCTCGCCCCCGGCATGGGCAATCCAGATTTCGCGCCAGACGTGGCACTCATCGCCGATGCGCTGGAAGATGACGCCCGTCGATGGCTGCACGTTGAAGTCAAACGCCAACCCGACCCACGGGCCTGGCTGCAGGTGAACGGCGCGGCGGTGCTGCTGACGGTCGAAGGCGTAGTAGGCCCGTCCCGCGACGGCCTCGAAGCTCGCCTCCCACTCCTGCCGGAAGGTGCGTGGGTCGGTCGTCTGCCGCGCTTCCTCGATTTCCTGCGGGTCCAGCGTCGGGTTGTCGATGCTCTTGAACTGCCACGAGGCCCACGAGCGCCAGCGGTCGTCGGTGGACTGGCCGCGCTCGAACAGGGCGTGGAAGTGATTGAACGACTTTGGCGTGCCGATGAACAGCGCCGGGGCACGATAGTCGGCCAGCGCGGGACGGATGGCGCGTTCCCATGCGTCGGGTTTCATGTCGGCGAACTCATCGAGCACGGCAAACCGCAGGCCGCGTCCCACCAGGTCGTCGGGGTTGTCGGCCCCGTGCAGGCGCAGCTCGGCGCCGTTACGCAGGCGAATGGACAGCTCGGACTCGTTGACTTTCTCCACCCATGACGGGTGCAGGGACTCCTTGAGGTCGTCCCACATGATGTCCTTGGCCGCTTTGAGAGTCGGCGCGACATACCAGTAACGGCCTTTCCCGCCGCGCAGGGCGCGGGTGTTGAGCTCGACGCGCGCCAGGTAAGTCTTGCCGATGCGGCGACCCGCGCAGACCACGCGGAAGCGCTTCCGACTGCGGAAGACTTCGGCTTGCTTGGCGTGTAGCGCGAAGCGCCACGGCTCAGTCGTCATCGCGCGGCTTCAGGCCCTCGCCAGGCTGGAGCAGGTCGATGATGACCGGGGCCATCGGGACGTTGTGCTCGATGGTTTCCTTGGGCTTGCCGTAGGCGTAGTGATACAGCAGGGGCTCGACGGCGCCGGCGGTGCCCTCGCGCAGGCGGGTCTGCAGCGCGGCGATGTAGGCCGGGTCTTCGAGCAGCGCCTGCGAGGCTTCGCGGATTTCGCGCGTGGCCTTGTTCGGGGTGCCCTTCTTCCGGCCCCCGGTCTTCGGTGCGCCTTTCGGTCGTCCTCGTGGCATGGAAACTACTCTACAGTAGAAAAGGGGTTTTATTGATAGTGTGGTTTGTTTGACACACTCAGTGTTTTGTCTTGCACTCGGCCAGCAGTAGCTCGCGGGTTTCGGTCTCGCTGGTCACGTCTTCGTCCTCGATGAGGTCGAGCAAAGCCATGGCGCAGAGCGCCGACAGGCTCAGGCCGTAGGACGCTGCGATGCGCACGGCCTTGTCGTGTTGGGCGTGGCTGACCCATGCCGTGATGGCGCGGCCCTCGGTGCGTCGGTCAGGCATGGAGATGGGCCCGTGAGAAACACGCGAGGATGCGAGCCCGCGCCACGCCGGTCTTGACGTCCTGCGGCGTCACGGGCACGAAGCGATAGCCTGCGGCGGCGATGGCCGCCTGCTTTTCGAAGTCTTTCACGAGCCCGCTGCCGCGCCCATGCTTGCCGCCTGTCCAGATGCCGCCCTGAATCTCGACGGCCACACCGGGCCAGCCGCTGGCATCGCCGACCAGCAGGTCGATGCGCCACCGCCGCGTCGCGTGGAACCGCTGCTCTGGTAGCACCAGCAAGTCAGGCCGAGCCTCGCGCAGCTGCGCCAGCAGGGCCGCCTGCGGGCCGGTCAGGCCGTCACTTCTTGTCGGGCGTCGGCGTCCAGCCCTGCTTGCGGAGGGTGCCGTAGATGTAGGCATCACGTCGCGCTCCTGTCAGGCCTTTCTTGGTCGCTTCCTTCTTCAGCGCCGCCTCGATTTTCCCGAAGTTTTCCTTGGGCATGGGGGTCTCCGGCGGCCAGTGTAGCACGGGCCCCCATCCACGGCTGGCGCTTGGTCTGCCCGTCGTAGGGCCGCGCCAGGTTGGCGGCAATGAGCGCCTGCTGCACCGTCCAGCCGCTGTCCTGATCGATCAGGATCGCCAGCATGCGCCCGAACTTGTCGCGCCCGTCGCGCACGGTCCGCAGGATGATGCGGTCGGCCCGTGCCTCGCACCACTGCGCGACCAGCGCCTGGGCGTCCTGCGCCATGCGCCGTTCCTCGGGCGTCTTGCCCTTGAGCTCGGGCGTGTCGATGCCCTCCAGCCGCACGCGCACGGTCAGCCTAGCGTGAAAGCCCAGCTCGACCTCGAGCTCGACC